GGTGATCCTGGCGCAGCTTGCGGAACGTGTCGCCATTGTCGCGCGTGCCGCGGTGGCGTCATGATCCGCGACACACTCGCAGGCGTGGCGCTGTTCGTCATGCTGGTCGCGTTCCTCGCCCTTACCGGCTGCATGCGCGCCGACGCAAAGGGTCACCCAACCGTAGAGATCGCGCCGGGATATACCGCTGTGATCTGCGAAACAGAGCTCGGCTTGACCGGTAACAAGCGCAGCGCAGGCATTGGCGCAACCGTTCGTTGGGGATGTGGCAAATGAAAGAGCGTTTCGACTTCTACGAGCTGCGCGAAGATCCCGACGATATACCGCGCATATTCGACAGCGAGCGCGCGGCCGTATCCTACGCCAAGCGCCACGGCGAGCCGCTTCTGCTCTACGGCATCAAAGAGCGCGGCCCCGGCTCAGGCGAGCGATACCTTGGCGAAGTCGCCTAGACCACACCACCACACACACAGAGAGGGGCCTCCGGGCCCCTTTCCCCGTTCCAGCACGCAATCACACACAACAGGACATTGACCGCCCCAGCGCCCCCCTTGTAGCGTCCCGGCCATGCCAGAGGATCAGACCACGACAATGCCAGCGCAAACCCCGGACAAGCATCTGTCTCCGGTCCAGAAGCGCCGCGTATCGGCTAAAGTCCGTCAAGCACTCACCCTCAGAGTCTATGACGCGCTACCGTGGGACGAATGTGCCCGCAGGGCGGGCCTCTCCCCCGCTGCTATCTACAAGGCCAGAAAGCAACCGCACGTCATTGCAACCTTCGAAGACATGCAGGCCCAATATCTACAAGAGGTCGAAAGGCAAAGAGGACCGCTCAAAGCCCTTGCTTTGCAGCACGCAAGAGACCTTTTGACAAATGCCAAGAGCGAAAGCGTAAAGGCACGGATGGTCGAGTTCCTCGCCGGCGAGCCCAAGGGAAACAGCGTGAATGTGGCCGTAAACGTGCAGAATAACGTGGGAAATGGCTACGAATACGTGCGGCCAGGGCAGAAGCTCGTCGATATTACGCCTGCACTTGATACGCAATCAGGTAACGAAGGCGACGAAACCCCAATGAAATAAGGCTAAGGCGCGAAAGCGTGGATCAAGAGAGCGATCCACACCCCATTGGGCCGGCATGGCACCCCCCTTGTTTCTATGGCGCAGATCGACCCCCGGCCCCCAAAAATCGCGCGCGCTGAGTATGTAGTCCACCCCCCCTCTCGCTCCGTTTTTATTTTTTCAAACCTGTTCAACAGGGCATTGAGAAACTGTTAAACACCCGTGATTTTGGGGTATGTGTTCAACAGGAGGATTTGATGGCTTCCCCAATCATCGGACTGCGGCTTTCGCCGGAGGTTCTTGCTCGTCTTGATGCGGTGCGCGGGAGTGCGACGCGTTCGGTTTATGTGCGGACTTTGATCGAGCGCGATCTTGGGACGGTTCCTGCGAAGGTGCCTCATTCGCGGTCGCAAATCTTAAACGCGCCCCCGAAGCCCCTTCCGAAGCGGTCTGAGAAACCCGATCCTTTGGCTGGCATACCTGATCGGTGGGCTGAGGATGCGCGGCTTCTTCTGTCGATTGCGCGGTCTGGTCCGATTTCACCCAAGCGGGCTCGAGAGGCGCTTGGGTGGTTCGAGGGGCGGTATGATCGAGCGGAGGCTTCCCTGATCAACAGCAGGCAGGTTGTCGTTGTTGACGGGCTGCTGACGGCTTAGTGAGCGGGCATTGGGCTGTGCCCGTGTTCGGATGGGCGGGGAGAGGAACGCCGTCGCTGATCTCGCTGTCAACGGACATCGACACAATCGTGGCAGGGTTGCCCGCTCTGTCGTCAACCGGAATTGCCGTTCCAGACGCTGCCGAACTAATTTCAATCTACGACAGCTTCAATCCCTACATGGGCTTCAACGCAGGTTCCAACGTCAACGGCGGCGGCAGCTACGAGACAATGGCCGTGTATCAGGATGACTACTCGCCATACGGACGAGAGGCCGCGCGCCTGGTGGCGGCGTCGTGATGGACGCATGCCCGTGCATCCGACCTGAGCCCCTGCCTGCCCGATGTTGGCGGCAGGAGGATCGAGCATGGCAGATCAAAAAGCCGGGACAGTGCTGCTCAGCGACGGCACGGTGCTTCCGATCACAAACTACTTCGACGAATGGGGCGAGGATTGCGAGCCCGAGGATGCCGTGACCTGCGTCGCCGGAACGGACGCCTTCGGATGGCTGTCCATCGACCTCACCGAATTTGACTGGCCGACGGTGCACTGATGGTGCTTCCAAGGACAGAGCGCGGCAACCTCGTCTACATCCCCGACGGTGAGGTTCTGACGGACTGGTTCTGGGATCGGGGCTTTTTCTCCTGCGACCAGGGACCTATTGGAAGTGGCTCGTCCACCGCTGGCTGTCAGAGGATATGGGTTCAGTCGATGGACCAGGAACCCGACATAGACGGCGTGAGGCGCACGCGCTGGATCATCTCGCGCGAAACCTACAAGGAGCTTCGTGAAACCACGGTCAGGACTTGGCTTGAATGGTTCCCGGAGGACGATTGGGGGCCGTTCATCAAAGCAGAACCGATGGTTCACCAGCTCCGGCAGAGGACCGCCGGCGGGTGGGACTTGCGCGATCACCCATCCGGCGACGGCACCAAGATCGACAGCGAGGTAATCTTCCTTGCGATCGACGATCCCAACACTGCGGAAAAGGTGCTCGCTTCCTACGAGATCACCGGATTTTTCAAGAACGAGATGCAGTTTACAGAAAAGGGCGTGATCGACGAACTCCTGTCACGGTGCGGGCGGTATCCGTCCATGAGAAACGGCCCAGGTGCGACATGGTTCGGCGGATGGGCCGACATGAACGCGCCGGTAGAGGGTCATTGGGTGCCCTACATGCGCGGCGACATCCCGCTCCCCGTCGATATGACAGACGACGAGAAAATGGCGTTCAAGAAGCCGAAAGACTGGACCTTCTACGTTCAGCCTCCCGGCCTGCTGGAAAAGATCGTCGACGGCAGGCCGGTCTATTCACCGAATCCGAAAGCGGAGAACCAGAAGCACCTCGTCGAAAGCTACATGAAGAAGATCGAGGGCAAGAGCCGATCATGGATCGACCGTCGCGTGCTCAACAAGGTCGGAATCGCTATCGACGGCAAGGCGGTCTACCCGACTTTCTCCGAGCAGGACCACATCCACCCTCAAGACGTGGCACCAATACCCGGCCTTCCCATCGTCGTCGGGCTGGATTTCGGAAGGGAACCTGCCGCAGCATTTCTTCAAGAGCGCAACGGGCTCTGGACGCTGCATTCCGAACTCGTCGGGGAGAACGAGAGCGCCGAACTGTTTGCCCCACGGGTGAAGAAGCATCTTTCGCAGTATTATCCCGGCTTCAAGGCAGAATTTTGGGGCGATCCTCGCGGCAACGACGGCACGCAGGCGACCGAGCAAACCGCGTTCGGCATCTTCCGCAAACACGGGATGCTGGTTCTCCCCGCCACGTCGGACAACAGCCCCGAACTGCGGCGCGCGACCGTTGAGGCCGTGCTGAACCGGCGCAACGGGTTCAAGATCAATCCGTCCTGCCTCGTTTCGAAGCGCGGGTTCGCCGGCGGCTACCACTATCGCAAGATCAAGGGCGTCGCGGGCCAGTTTGCCCCCCGCCCGGTCAAGAATAACTACTCCCACGTCGTCGAGGCGGTCGAAAACGCCCTTCTCGGCGGCGGTGAGGGCTATTCGACGGTGAGGGGCACCACCAACCGCCCGAAGCCGGTGAGCACCCCCAGGAAGCGGTTCAGGTTGCGCGGATGAACATCACGGAATGGTATGTCACCTTCGTGCCCCCGAGCCGCAAAAGCTGGCTCACGATCTTCGGGCACGTCCAGTTGTTCGGATACGCGGGCGACGGTCTTTCGACGACGTGGTTCTTCTACAACCCGGCATGGACCGGCGCCGAGATTGACATCCTGTATCACGACGACGACGTGAACCTTGCCCTCGCGGCGATGTTCACGCGCGGC